AATTGTTTTTTCCGAATTAAAGAGCGCGAACCATAAGAGATAGGCGCACGCTGATATCGATTTTCCGGACTGTCTACAAGCAAGGACAATATTAAACCGAAATTCATTAAACGCCTCAAACATTTTTTCTTGATAAGGATAAAGCTGAAATGGAACTAAACCCTTATCAAGTGAGATAATTTTACAGTATTTCTTTGCAAAATATGATGGTGAATTCATACACCTAGCATATTCGCGAACTAATTCCTCATCCCAAGCCTGAGTAATACCATCTCTTTTGACATTAGGATTCCCGAGGTAGCTCTCTATCTGGTGTAGCATTTATAATATTTTCATCCTGTTGCAATAATCTTTGTAGATCTGAAGTAGAGCCAAGAAAAACATTGTTTGTAGTATTACCACCAATTTGTTTTGGTTCATCATCTTTTTTTACAATATCTTTTTGTTTTTTATTCAAATCCATTAATTTATCATTCACATCAGATATATTTTTAATCATACCTGATAAGACTTCATATGCTCTTGGGTGCTCAGATTGTCTAGCAACTTCGATCATATCCTCCAATGATTCTCGGCCTTTTTCTATGAGATCATAATAAGTTTGTCGAGAGTAATCATAGTCGGATTTAATATTTCTATTTTCATCTTCACTCATTATATTAACTTATCCTTAAAAATAATGTAACCCAATCAGGCCCGTCCGGATCACCACTATCAACATAACCCATTCTCATCCAAGTTCCACTTGGATTTCCTGATTTAAAATTACCTCCAGAATTTGACCATAGAAGTGATGATCCAGGAACAGTACTTCCTGGGGATCCACCAGAGCTATTATCATAAAATAATCCATATGTTCCAATCGCGCCAACAGAAAGTCCCGCAATTGTATTAATAACATTTGCACTGTCGTTCAATTGTTGGGCTTCTATAGTAGAAATCCTAGTATCTAGTGTCTGACCTTCCAGTGTTGTAATTCTGGTATCTAATGTTTGACCTTCCAACACTAATAGTCTACCATCTGCAGAATCCAATTCAAGTGCAGTAATTCTGGACTGGAAATTTCCACCTTCTAATGAAATAAGTCTATTATCTGCTGAATCAGCCTCAACGGCCAAAACTCTTGTATTTAAATCAGTGAAATTACCATCTAGCTCTGCATAGGTAAGCTCACTTCCCTTTGTTGTTCTAAGTGTAATTGTCATTTAATTCTCCTATGATGAGCTATCACTTGCTAAAACTACTTCTTCAGTGAAACCAAAGTCACTATCAGGTAAACCAATTACTCCAATAGGATTAGGTGTAACAGTAACTCTTTCTAAATAAATATCTGAATCATTTAATCCAGCATTCATATTATATAAATGAGCATCAGATCTACGAATGATATTTTTATTTTCAATATCACCATAAAACTGAACTTTCATTTCAAAATTCAAAGTATATATTATAGTTCTTCTTGTTTCTAATGGTCCTTCAAAGTCATCACTAAACGTGACTCCAGTAATTGCAATAGGAACATCTTCTACAAAATTTGGATATATGTCCTTAAAAGGATATATTGATACAGTATATTGTGGATTAAAGGTGGGTAAAATTTGTTCAACCATTTGCAAAGCATCGTCTTGAGTTTTTGCATATATGTTTAATTGAAATCCAATATTATAGGGTACCGGTGAATAAAATTTTTGTCTTTTTTCTACAGATACGCCTTTGGTATTAAAATTACTCACTTTGGTTAACTGTCTGGTAAGATCATAGTTAATATCAGTAATTTCAAATGACATCCTAGGAAGTTTTATTGCCACTTGTGTGTTATCTTCTAGACTTGGATTTTCTCTAATTCTTTCCAAATATTTCATTCGAGGTGCATATGCCAAAGGAACTTTTAATTGATTTAATACACCACCAGATGCGTCTTTACGAATAACATATATGGTATTAAACAAACGACCAAATATGGCTACTGATTTTCTAATCCGTTCGTGATAAAAATAATTACCAAACATTATTGATTCTCCGGATCACCAAATGGATTATCTTCACTAAAATCTAGGAAATCATCTACATAAGTTGTTGTAAATTCTTCATTCTGTTCTGTTTCAGAAATTGTATTTACTTCATTTACTGCAGTTACTCGCAATCCATAGCTATTAGCAGGATAAGTTTTGTTAATTGATATATCTTCTACGAATGTTCTAAATTCACCATCATCAGCACCAACGTGTGCCAAAAATAAATATCTGCTAGAATCTCTTGCAGAATCTAATTGATACCGCTGAACTTCTCCTCGTATTTCTACACCAGAAGATAACGTTTGTGTAATATCATCTCCTATAGTATATGAACTATCAAAATTTATATTTCGGCCGCTACTAAAAGAAACTGTTGGTGCTGAATCATATCCACCACCACCATATACTAGGGTAGCAGAGTTTACGGATCCAACTGCAGAGTCAATAGTAGCAGTAGCAGTAGCTCTAAAATTATACACAGTACCGGTTGCCGAATCAAATGTAATTGTTTCATTACCGTATGATGTAATTGTTGGAATGGTAACCGATATAATCTGACCGTGTGAATCTACAGAACATGGCGTTATAACCGTTGCTGTTGTTTTAATACCACCTGCGCTATCAGAACTATCATATGTAATAGTTGCATTAACAGGTGCAATATAATAGTCACCACTATCAGTTAAATTAATTGATGTTATTAAACCATTAGAATCAACAGAAAGTGTTGCAGCTGCTCCACCAGATTCAGCAGTAGGTAAACTAATCAGTACTGTGGGATTAAAAGTATAATAATTACCCGAATCCAAAATTGAAAGGCTTGATATTCTTCCCATTATATAATGCTCGCTGTAACTGTTGCATGTTTAGGTGCAAGAAGTGAAAGTTTATATTGATATGCATACGACTGTTCAATTGAATCAATTTCTGCAGTACCGGTATCCATATCTTCACCACTATATTCAAACAGAGTAGCACGCAATTTATATACTGGTACATTTTCCATTTGATAAAACGGCTGTTCGTGTTCAACATGCCTAATTTCAAAATATGATTTTGTTAAAGGTAAATAAATCAAATCACCTTCAGTTGGTCTGTCACCTTGTATATCATTATCTGCTCTTGAAACCTGTGCAGACCATCTGCGCTTTGATACTACAAATGTACATTCATCTCTAATTTCTACACCAAATCGTGTAAATAAATCACCCTCACCATCAAAACCTTCTACATTATCTATATACATTTCTATTTTATAGGAACTACTAAATCTAGAAGATGGATCTTCACCTAGAATTTTATCTTCATTTACAATTGTTCTAGGTAAATAATAAATATCTTGACCATAAATCTGTAAAGCTTCTATGATTAGATCTTCATACAGATTTATTTCTGATCTGACTTTTTCCGAAAAATAAAAATTACGTGCCATATCAACCTACAAAAAAGTCAGCCGGGAATTCAAACTCGTCTCTAATTCTTTGTCTTAAATTTTCTATTTCCGCTGATGCATCATCATAAAATTGTCTACCGTTTAATACAACACCACCAGGCAACTGAACACCTTCAAACTTAATAAGGTTCATTCCCCATTGTTGTTTAATAAGAGCTGTAGTATATTCTTTTAACCATATATCATTATAGATCGATGTATGTGTATCCGGATCTAAAACAGTATATACTTCTGCAACAAGGTATTCACCTGCTTTAATATCTTCATCTTTAAAATCACCAAATACATAAAGTCTATCTTGATGTCGTGAAAATTGAGTTTGCGGGGTACCACTTAATTTCATATCTAATAATGAAAGATATTGTTGCATTTGTTCATAATATGCTAAACCACCAGCAAATGTAGAAAAATCTGCAATGTCATTTAGCATCATTTGATATTTAATATCAAAGAAATTAAATGACGTACCAAATGATGATGACATTGGAAACAATTTTGTAATATAAAGAATATCAGAAGAGATAGGAATATATTCATTTGTTACATCTGTTGGAGTAACAAGGTGTTTTATATATGTCCGCACTGATGCATCAGAATGATATTCTTGATAATACTGTAAGGCTTCATCTACGCGATCCTCAATTTGGTCCTCATCAACATTGATTTCCAATACTGGATCACCTAAGCGTCTAAGACAGTAATCAATTAACTCTTGTCTTGTTGAAGGTGGTGCCATAAAATAGTCTCCGACATGTAAAATTCTTTTGACTATTTATATGGTTTTTGAATTGAACTAGCCATCAAATTCTGTTGTTGGAGGAGTAAATGATGTAGTATATCTTGCCAGACCTTTTGTGATTCTTACATCTTGCATATATCCATTAAAAGTATAATTAGTTGTACCATTATAATAACTTCCTATTTTAGCAGTGGTACCATTAGTTGGTACAGATGTAGTAAGTGAACCTGATGCTACAGATGAACCATCTAGCCATATATTAACGGTGCCTGAAGATCTAGTTACTGCAATATGGTGCCAAGCACTGTCATTGGTCCAAGTTCCGTAACTGATATTATTATTATTGATGACGAAGAATATCCCTCTATCGGTTGATACTTCTAAATACCAACCTGTTGTAGCACCACTAGTTTGTCCGATTCCAACCATAGCGTCATAACCATTTGTGCCTTGACCCGATTTATAAACCCAACCTTCTACAGTAAAATCACCAGTTCCAAATTGCAAATCTGTTATATTGCCAATTTCTAAATAATCACCACTACCGTCAAAGTACACTGCAGTCTGACCGAATTTTAAGTCTCCTGAATTAGCACCACCAGTTACGTCACCTGCTTTAGTTAATAGATTACCAGTTCCTACATCCCAAATATCATTCTTATTTGTACACGTAAGTAATTGTGTATTTGTAATTGCTGTTAGTGGTGCAGTTGGTGGAGTGAAGTCAGATGTATAAACTGCAGTGCCTTTGACAATACGAATATCAGAAATATATCCTGACCACCAAGTATCTGTTGCGAAGCTACTAAAAGCATTTTTACCAACTGTCGGAGAACTAGAAGATATATTAGAAGAATCCGTAGTTGTTGCTACAAGTTTACCATTTGCAAATAATCTTAAAGTCGTGCCTGATCGAGTTGTAGCATAATGTACCCACTGGTTAGGTCTTGCTACTGTATCTTGTACAGAATTACCTCCAGTAGACATTGTTGTAAATTTCATCACACCAGTATTGATTGGGCCAGTCGTCCAATATGATCCATTGGTACTAGTTGGTCTGGAATCAATAACTATTTTACCATTTGTGTTTGAAATAGCAGGATAATTTACCCAAAATTCAACTGTAAAATCACCAGTACCAAAACTGAAACCGGAATTTGATGGCAGTTGTAAATAATCTCCACTACCATCAAAGTACACAGAACCACCGTGATCTGCCTTTGTATACGGTATATAATCCAAAGGAGAAACTCTCTCGGTACCACAAGTACCACTATTCTGAATAGGGTATTGATTAGAAGAAAAATCTTCAATGTAAGGTTTATTGAACGTGTGTAGTGTTGTACCTGATATTGTTGGTAGATCACTAGTTGGTCTAGTAAAGTTAGATGTATAAACAGCTGTACCTTTTACAATTCTAAGATCTCTCATATACCCGTTTAATGAGTACCATCCTGTACTATAACCATTGGCTCCTAAAATAGGTCTGTTAGTGGGAGTTGAGTTTAAATTACTACTGTCAACAGCACTGCCTGCTGATGTTCCGTCTATGTAATAAGTAATTGTACCACTGTTTCTTACTACAGCTATATGATACCAAGTATTGGGTTCTTGAGCACTAGTAGTAATAATAACAGATGCGTTAACATCTAATGTTAAAGTGTTGTTTGCTAGCTTATGCATTCCAAAGTAAGCACCAGTTGTGCCAACAGGTCTTCCGTCAAGCAATGAAGCAATAGATCCAGAATTTTTAAAATACAACCAAAATTCAACAGTAAAGTCACCTGTACCAAAGGTCAATATATTGTTATCTGAATTAGTTGGATACATATAAGCTGATACAGAATTTGTTTCAGTACCACTCCAAAACGCAGAATAACCACCAGGATGATACGGAGATAATGCAGTTGAGGTTACATTTCCAACTTCTGTGATTGTATGATTATTAGTCGAAGCATCAACTTGATTATCGGATGTTTCTTCATTTTTCAAAAGTAATGTAGTATAGTTTGAGTTTGCTACTTTGAAAATTAATGATAATGCTGTATCACCAGATCCAAAACTAATACCATCTGATGCTTTAAATGTCAATGTAGATTCTGTAGTAGTTGCACTATCTTCGCTCAATGGCGTGATTGTAAATACAGAACTATCTTGACTAATTGTACCAAGTCCAGCAAAACTTCCATCTGATTCTACCGAGAAAGTTATGCCGTCAACAGCGTTATCAGAGTCAGTAGCTGTAAGTGTAATTACTGTTGAGGCACCTTCTTTTGAAAGTTCAATAGCACCAGTAGGACTAATTGTAAGACTAGGAGTCGCGTTAATCAAAGCAACGTTATACCAACCAGAACCATTTGAGATATAGAACCTACTATTTCCTGTCACATAAGCTTGATCGCCTGATGACATACCGGATGATGGTAGATCTTCTTTTGTGGCATATACATCTAACCCACCTCCTGAAGTTAATTCTCCTGAGGCATCTATGAGTCCTGCGAGTGTTCTATTGAGTGACATATCTTAGTACCAAATTTGTTTAATTGTTGATGCTACTGCGGAATCGGAACCTGCTCCACCTCCACCGCCTCCGCCGCCGGAGACTACACTTCCATCTGAAAGTTTAGTATTTACTTGACCAGTAACATTGATACTGGCGCGGATAGAGTTTGCTAATATACTAGTTGATCTTACAGGTTTATTAGAAACTATAGTTGTTCTGTCTCTATTATATGTTCTAATATCCTGTGAGTGTGCAGTGTTATTATATGTGTATGATTCTGAAATATTATCATTCCAAGATGCACCTGATACAGTACCTCCCATTCGCGAATTAAGTCTACTATGAAGATCTGCAATTTCTGTGGAATTTAAGAGTTTTCCTAGTATTCCAAGTTCCATAAAATATCCCGGTGCTTGACCATCCCAACCAAATGCATCACCAGTTGTACCACATTTTGTTCTTCCTACAGTTCCAACACTTGTCCCGTTGATATAAAACGTGGATGTTCCATTTGCATCTGTTGAACTTGCACCAGCACCAGTTACGATCACAGTTTGCCAATCAATAGAGATATTATAACCAGTGCTGTAAAAGGCATTACCACTTCTGTTAGAATAAATGCCTAAAGCCTTTGAATTATTATTAACCATAGGTATATGATCATTAGAACCA